ACTCGATATGGTGAATTAATAATTTTTGCATTATCAACTTCAAATGTAACATATCCATAATTATTTTCTATTTCTATGAATTCAGATGTACGATCAGGCAAATCCCAAACTAATATACCATGATCAAGTGCTTCTCCGTGATTTTGTTGTATTAATGACCCAGGATATCCAATTGTTTTTTCTTTGTTTAAAAATTGAGCTGGCTTATGTATATCGCCTAATAGTGTTAAATCGTGTCCTTCAAATAAATCTGTTGTAACATGATCGTTTGATATTTGAAATCCAATATCTGTTTTTGCATTATGTACAGCTCCATGATGTAATGCTATTTTATAATGAGCATTGAAATCTTTAGCTCGAATATAATCTTTTGGAGCTACGTCGACGGCCATATGATTAAATACAACATTTGCAAATTTAAATAATCCATTTTCTTTTATAAAATGTATATTTGGATTATCAATAACATCTAGTATTGGTGATATTGCATCTAATCTATATAAATTATTTAAATTCATATCATGATTTCCTAATATAACAATAGTAGGAATATGAAATCCATTAAAAAATTTAGTTAACATATTAATTAATTCAGGAGACATATCTAATTTGGAATGTACAATATCACCAGTTATAACACAAATACTTTGATTGGTTGCATGTTGTGCAACATGTAAAAATAATGTATCAAACACTTCTTGATATTCTTTATGTCTCTTTAATGTGCGTATATGAATATCTGAAACGTGAAATATTTTATCAATTGACGTTATATTTGTTTTTAATTTTTTTATTTCCATAATGAGTCTATTTTTAACTCCATCATTCTTTCAAATGAGAACTGATATGTGTCTTCTAATTTTTCAGTTATTTTTTTATATCCTAATTCATTTGGATCTTTATCTGATAATTCTACAAAATATACATTTAATCCTTCAGCCATGAATTTTTTTGCTATTTCTATTGCATTGTTTATTGCATCTGAATCTAAACATATGTATATATCTTTAACATGTTCTTCTATAATCTTTTTTTGTAATATTGGTTGTATAATTTTTCCAAATAATGGAATTGCATTTCTTTTTATTGTAATCGCATCAAAAGCTCCTTCACACAATATAATTGGCTCATTCCAATTAATTAACATTTCAAATCCAATTATATCTTTCGATGTTTGAGGATTTTTATGTTTATGTGGATCGCTTTTATAATAAGCTCGTGATACAAAATAATTTAATTGACCATTTATATCATAACTAGGTATAATAATTTTACCAGAATATTGACCAGAGTCTGCATATCCGATTCTATATCTAATAATATCAAAAATATTAATGCCTCTAGTTTTTAAATAATGAATTGCATTTCTATAATCTGGTGTTTTCTTTTCAATCCATAACGGCTGATATTCGTTGGGAAGTTGTAATGAATATTCAATTTTTGTTTCTTTAGTATCTCTATATTTTGAGACTTCAATTATTCTATTAAGTTTATCGAATTTTTCTTTTGGTAAATTTAATTGTTTAAACAATGATCTAATCGATCGGCCTTTTTTATCAGATATCCAACAATGCCATGCATTTTGTCCTTCACTAGTAGTATTTAAATCAATTTCTAATTTAGGTTTATAATGTGAAGTAAACGGAGAGAAAAATGCAATATTAGTCCCAGAAGTTTGTTTGCCTTTACCTAGTACAGATTCTAGCAATTGAAGTAGTTTAAGATTCTTCATATAATCTATTATAATAAAATTTACTGAAAGATCAAAAGTATTGGTATTATATATGTTAGACACAATTAATCGGTCTAACGAATCATCATTTAATAATATACATAACAATATATATTACATTAAACGATTTCATCTTTTTATTAACTTACATTAAAAAAATAATGAATATTTTTCAAAGATCCAATTATAATGCAAAAAATTTTGTTGTAACTGGTGTTTCTCCTTCTTTACAACATTCACTTAACCATTCAATTGGCATATCTTTTTTTGCAACGTGTTTAATACCTAGTTTTAAAGCATATGCTTCATACGTTGTTTTTGAACCTTTTGATATCTTCTGATTTGGATTCTGAAATATTATTCTTAAATCTATATCAGGATTTGAAGCTAATATATTTTTCATTTTTTGTCTATCAGTACTTGTCCATCTACCTTTAGTTTCAATATACATTGTCTTTCCATCTTTTTTTGTAAAAATAAAATCAGGTGTATATTTTGAGTTCTTTTGTGGAACTATATATTTTAATGTTTCTGTTTCATAATTAACAGGATATTTTGCTTCTTTAATTTGATCTGCAACTTTTAATTCTAAGCCAGATCTATATCCGTATTTATATGCTGCTTGTCGTTGCTTATTATTAGAGTGCCAATGATTTTTCATAACTTTCCTTTACCAGTCTATCATAACTAAATTACCATTCCATAACATGATATTTTCAGGTCTAAAATCTAATGATAATTCTAAGTCTCCAATTCCGGTTTTTTTAACTTGTTGTTCTAATGCTCTTAAAAATGTAATAATTCTTGGAGAATAATTTCTTGAAGCTTCTGTATTTAAAAAATTAAATATACTTGTTTCTAATCCTTGATTTTGAGCATATTCTTTATAATCATTATAATAACGATTTAATTCAGATTTTAAATTATCTGTTAAATTTGAAGCTCGGCTCATTATATACATATTTTTTTGTGAGTCTGAATAATGCACAGGAATAAATGCATCAAATTCATTAGGACGTCCAACTATAACATCAGCTACAGCTGTTTCTTCTGGCTCTGTTGTTATTTTAAATAATAAATCTTCACCATTAATAGAATACACTTTTCCGTTATCACCTTGAGCTAAAAATGTTAATTCTTTATTTTTTATTTTAGATAATAATCTATCAGCTTCTTCTTCTGATATTTCATTTAATATGTTCTTTAATTTAATCATCTATAAATTTACTTTTGGTTTATCTAAATCTATTTTCAAAGAAAAATTTAAATCAATATCATTTCTATTTTTTATAGTAGAGCCTGTTTTTCCAATCATTAATAATTGTCCTTTATCATTATATAAACCAATTGTAGTTATATAAGGATTAAATGCACTCCCAGTTGCAAACGATTTCATATTAATATTGTCATCTAACAATGTAGTAGGATTTAATGTTGCGTTAAAATCTCCCGAATCAATTGTTAAAAATACAGAATGTTCAAACCGTCTAACAGTACTTTTATATGTTAATGTATAATCAGAATTAATTAAATCTTTATAAAGATAATTTGGACTAGAAATAATAAAAAATCCAGACTTATCAAAAACATTACCAATTCGATTCGTTTGTAATATTTGATTTGCTGATTCTGATCTATTTCCTAATGAGTTAATTTGTTCTTGCGATAATGATTTATTATATACACGTATTTCATCTAAATATGCATTTAGATAGCTAGAGCCTATATTATCTGTTTGATATCCTCCAATTGATAAATTATTATCATTATTAATATATGCAGACGATGTTGTTAAACTATCAATAGGCGTAGTAATAAAATCAAAACTTCCGGATGAATTTTTTACTGTATTAATAAATATTTCTAAATTACTTCCTGATTTTTGACATATAACATGATTCCAGTTACTAGTATTTATAGCTGAAGATGTAATTTCTGCAATTAACGTTTCAGATCCTTGTGTTGAAAATTTTATATTTCCAGATCCAGATAATTCTATTTTAAATGGATATTGTTGATTTAATAAAGAATTTGTTTTTCCAATTATTAATTGTCCAGTATCAAATTGTGATGCATTTGGTTTTATATAAAATGATAATGCATAATTATGATCTTTGTCATAATATCCATTTAATTCTGTTTCAATATAACTAGATCCAGTAAATAATGCAGAAAATCCAATTGGCAACTGTTGTCCATTACTAGTAGTTACGCCTGTATTAAATGTTAAATTATTATATAATGTATATGGAATTCTTGTTAAATCAAAATATTCATTGAATCCTTCATAAAATGTTTCTTGTAAAGGAAAAGATCCAGTATTAATGCTTGTATCAAATATATTTCCATATTTATCTGAATTTAATGTTAATCCAGAACTAGAAACATATATAAATGAATTTGGTTTAATTCCTTCTCCAAATTTAATTTGCGGTATACTAAAAACAGATGCACTTTGATATAGAAATTTCGAAGTTTTATTTAAATCAGTAGGTCCAAATGTTTTTGTAGGTTCATTTTTATATTTGTAAAATAAATGATTAATTGAATAATATGTTTGAAATTGATATGTTCCATTTGAATTTAATGGAGCAGTAAATGCTGCACTAGCAGAGACATTAGGCAATGTTCTTTGATAAATTCCTAATAACGGAATAAAATTATTTAATTCAGCACTAGCTGATGTAAAAGAAAAAGTTTTATTTGCTTCAAATTCATTTACTTTATAATTAACAGGATCTATTTTTTTAAATACCGTTGGTGGAGCGCCATAATATGTTGTTATATCTAAAGTTTGATTCGTCATACTAGTAAAAACCCGTTATATCTTTAATATAAATATAACGGGCTTAAATTCAATGATAATTATTAATAATCTAATTTAACACGTATTAACGCTTCTCTCGAAAATGATTTTAATAATGGTTTGCTTAATTTAGCTACTGCTAATAATTCATTTGAATCGTTATACATTCCTACTGTAGTAATATATGATTTAGGATTACCAACATATGAAGAGTTTTTAAAGTCTCCAACCGAACCAGTAACATATGAAGGATTATTTGAAAAATTAAAACTTCCATTTTTAACTCTTACAAAATAATGTGTACTTGTAATTTCTTGTTCATTTCTTGCTTCAAATCCTACATTTCCTCCAGCAGCTGCAGCAGATCCTGATATTGAATTAAATAATAAATAATGATTATTACCTTCAGCTCCTACAGCATTAGAATCGGTTAAATTAGTTGAAAATCCCAACTGTTGGTCTAACATTTTTCCATCTAATATCATTACTCCATGTGATGGATAAAACAATCCATAATAGATAGGATTTGTTGCGTTATGTACTCCATTATCAATACTACCAGATACAATATTATATACAACCCCTGCTTCAGTTGTGGTACCACCTGGAACTATTGAAGAGTCATCTATTAATGTAATTCTATTAGATCCTACAGTTACACTTCCAGTTGCATTTTGTGAATGAGCTGTTATATTTTGTAAAGGAATTTCCCAATTACCAAAATCAATTGATTCCTTTTGTCTTGCTCGTTCAATATTAATAGCATAAATATAATCAGTACTACCAGATCCTGCAGTTACAAATCTAGATGCATCTTTATTTAATAATAATTGTCTATATTGCGAATAAATTGCTTTTGATGCTGGACTTTCTTCTGTGCCTAATTTTGATGATCCTTTGCCGTCGACATGACCAAATGCAACTGCAAATTGTACTGCTCTTGTTTCATCTGATGTTGCTGCATTAAATACATCAACATAATGTCTTTTTTGTGATACTGTTTGTACATTTGAAGCAAAAAATGTTGTTAATGTTCCAATACCTCCACTCCATAATCCTGCAGTTACTGTCTCTTTTTGTTGTGAAACAACGTCTTCAGATACATTAAATCTAGAATATGTTTCTCCAGATGTGCTAACTGTAGGTAAAGTGCCATCTTGTTTTTGATTTGGTAATTTTTTTAAATTTTCAATTATTTTCATTTTTTTAACTCTATGTTTTAAAAACTAATATTACTAGGTGCTACGTTACCTGCTACTGTTTGTTTATTAACAGTTACATTAACAGTTGTACTACCACCTGTTTCATTTGCAATAATATTTACAGTTGTGGTTTTATCTTCTAAAAGATTTTTAGCTGTAATTTGAAATGCAAATCCTGCTACTGCAATACTTTGTGCATCTGCATTATTTCCAATTGCAGTTGGTACAGTTGGCAACGTTCCTGGATTAGCTAATGGCTGAACAACACTAATATCAGCAATTGTACTATCTGCTAATATTGCTGTATATCCAAATGTAGAATTACCAGACGCAAAATTACTTGTATTTGGCGTTATAACTGCAGTGTCTCCTGCAGCTTGTAATGTAATTGATGGATTTGCAACAGTTATAACAGGAATTCTTGTTATTTGTTTTGGTAATGTAACTAATTTATATTTTAATGCTTGACTTTCATCTGGAACTGCTTCCACTAATGGCATGTTTTCTATCAATATTCCATAATAGCTTGATCCTAATGGATGATTAATATTCCATAATCCGTAATCTACTTCATCATCTCCTAATGCAAACTGTGTGATATTGAAATCAGAACTACCAGCTGCTAATAGCTCTCTTCCTTTTTTGGTTAGAATAGCATCTACTGTAATTGTACTATTATTTAAATATCCCATTGTATATACCTTTTATTTTTAATAAATATTATCTTATAAAATTTTTGTTGTTTTTATTTAAAAAACTCTTCTGGTTCTTCTCCAGATCTTCTTTTTCTTTTTCTAGTTTTACGTTCACGTATTTTTTCTACTTTAAACGAACCTTCACTACTTGGAGTACTAACTGTAATATTATTTGGATTAACTTCAGAAAACTCTACAACTGGTCCTCCATCAATTGTTTTAAAATTACCAGTAAATCTTGTTGGTTCAATATTAAAATCTTTTCCAATTAATTTAGATCCATTAAATCTAGCATTTTCCATTCCAATTGGACTAAAATCTTGAACTTCAGCAAATGAACCAGTTAAATTAAAATATTGAGTTACTCCAGAACTACCAGCTCCAGAACTACCATATGTTGAAGATCCATATGTTCCTGATCCATATCCTCCATTACTAGAGCTTATACTAGAAGATTGAATCATTGTTTTAAATATACTAGAAACTCTTGATCCGGTAATTGTCGGTAATATTGCTTCTGATTCCCAATACGGTGTAGATCCAGTAACCCATGATCCACTATATCGATATATTATATCATATGAATATGGAGTTGATGTATACGAAGTGCTACTAGTTAAATAAGCTATATAATTATCTGCTACAGATCCAGATATAATATTTTGATCTTCTGAATTTACAATTAACTCTGATTCAATGAATTGATATGATGATGTAATATTTTGAGTTTCTGTTGAAACAATTAAATTAGCGTCATATGTTTCATTACTTCGTTGTAAATATCCAGTTTTTGTAGAATCTTTACTTCGTTCTAATAATGTAGGTTGTATTAACAATCCAGTTATTTTATTTACACGTGCTGGAAGTAATTGTTCAATTTGTCCAAAAAATGATAAATCAAATAAACTAAAAACACGTAAATATTCATTTATATTACTTTTTTCAGAATATTTTTTCCAATATGTTTCAGAAAATTTCTTTAATGCTGGATATGAATTTGCATCTTGATCTGCAGGGTCTCCTATATAGTCTTCTAAATTAACAAATCCTAATTGTGCAATTATGTCGTCATTAATCATTGTTTGAGGAGAATAAAATATTCCTAGCCTAGCTGAATCCAATGGAGCTTTATCAAATTGACTTTGTTCAGCTCTAGAATCTGGAGATAATCCATTAATCAAATTATTTGATTCAATTCGTATTTTATTATCATCTAATGTATCATTTCCTGCAGAAATTGCATCATAATAATATGTTTCTTCTTGCGAATTATACGGCTCATTAGAAGACCATCCAACAAAAGATGCAGATATATTCGAAGAATTTGGTTCAACACCTTGTAAACTAGAAGTTAATGTATGATTAATTTTATCATTTAATGGAAATCTTGCAACTAATTCCTCGTATGCATCAGAATTTCCATCATATGCTCCTGGTGCTTTTGTATGATTAGAAAATGCATTTATATCTAAACTAGAAGTCCATAATCTAAGTTCTTGAAGTTGTCCTTGTAATCTATTTCCAGCATTACCTCCTGGATTTAATCCTAATGATATCGTACCAGTATTTGGAAAACTACCTGTAATAGAAGCTGAAACTGTTGTTATAATTTTTCCATACTTAGAACGTTGTGCTAATAATTCTAATGTACCATTTGAACCACTTCGGAGTAATGTATTAATATATTCTCCATCAAAACATTCAATTTGACCAGATGCAGTTGTATTAATTTTTAATGTTCCTAATGTGCCGCTATTAAAATCAATTGTAACATTGTTTACACCAATTGAATATAAATTCATAGTAGATGGTACCGAAGGATTAGTTAATACATTATCTGTTCGTAATCTTAGTTCTACAGAGCGAATAGGCTTAGTATAATCTACAGTAACCGTACCAGCTGGATTATTAATTAAATCTAATGCATAATTAAATTCATTTGTTTCATAAATAGGAGCTCTTGTTATTCTAGGACCTCCATATTCATTAATAGATATCATAGATTGTGGAATACCATAACATGATAATAATGCTCGTATACTTCGTTTTGTTCCTTTTGATTTTAGTAATAATGGTAAATTATTAACAATTCTTCTCCAAATACCATATGTAATATCACGTTTTGATACTGCAGGATCTCCTACTGACAATGATCCTGTAATAGGAATTCCTTGTTCATTAGTTCCAAATAAATACTCCCATAAATTTGATCCTTGATTTCCTATAGATAAATTCCATCCAAATTGTTTTGCAACTTGAAATAATAATTCATTAGGAACACCACGATGTGGATGTTCATCACGATTATACATTTTTGTTAAGTATCTAATATATGTATATAAAATATCAAAATGATGTCCTAACATATTAACAAAAATATTCATATCAGAATTATTTGAATCAAATTTAATAAATTCCGGAATACCATTTGTCAAAATATTAGTATTATAACTATCATACAATTCAGCTGAATTATATAATGAATCATACCAATTAACAAAGTTGCTACTAGTAACTGACATCAATGAATAAGGTTTAGTAGAATTACTTTTAGGAGTTGGTTGTACATAACTTCCAGTTAATTCTGAAACATTAACATCGATACTATTATATTGATCGTAAGTGAATAATATTGAAGAAGATTCATAATAAAGATATTTTTCAAATTCATCAAATCCAGATATTAAATTTGTTTTTAATTGAGTAAAATCATTTGCATTAGTTGTACTAACAGCACTATTAATATTTGAAATAACAGATGATTGTGATGTATATGTTTCAATTAATCCTAATTTATATCTAAAATTATCTAATCTTTCTGTAGCTGAACTATAAAATATAAAATTATTAAAATCAGAATAATCTATATTTAAATTTATTCCAGATAATGATCCTGAAAAATATGAATCAATTATCTGTTGTGAAGTTTGAATTGATGATCCTAATAAATCATTCCAAGACTTTAAATCTGTTTCTGTTGAAATATCAGTTGCATTTGTATTTGCTTGCCAATTTGGCCCAGATAA